CGCACAGCGCAATCGCAAGGCTGACGCTATAGCTGTATTCGGTCGTTTGGGGTGTCGAAGGGGCCCCCTTGCCGCCGACACCGCCCGTTACCGTCGTCGTTTCCGAAAAGTCAGCGGCCCAGATCACCTGCCCCCCGACCCGCATCCGGCCAAAGACCTGCGGTACAGCCGCGCCCTCGCCCGCTTGCGTCAGCCGAAACCGGTCGACCTTGCCGGTCTCTACCGCCTGCGCCCCTTGTCCCAACAGCCGCTGGTCGATCACGCGCCCAAGGGCCGCACCCACCGCACGCCCCACCGCGACCGAGGAAAGCCCCGCGAGCGTCCCCCCGACCGATCCGCCAATCGCGGCACCTGCCGTTGAAAGAAGTATCGTCGCCATCAGATCGCCTCCGCCGGAAATTCAAAACGTGCTACAATGCGCCTGCGCCACGGCATGCTCAGGGGGCTTTCAGTAACCCCGTGACCGCTGTAGGCATGGATAAAGCGCGCCTGCGGGCCGACCTTTGTCGCCATGCCCAAATGTTTCGCCACCGCCCCGCTGCGCATGCGAAACAGCAGCACGTCGCCGGGGGCTTCATCGGTCAGGGATTTCGCCGACAGGTGGCGCAATGCGGCCTGCCACAAGCGCTCCTCGCCCTGCGGCTCGGACCAATCCATCGAATAGGCAGGGATCGCCTCGGGCACCTGCCCGACGACCTCTAGCCAGACGCCGCGCAGCAGGCCCAGGCAGTCGCAGCCCGCCCCCTTGCGCGCCGCCTGATGCACATAGGGTGTACCGATCCATCCCCGCGCTGCTTCAACCACGGATGCCCCTCGCGCGATCATCGCAGTGATCCCCCGGTATTGCTGCCCGAGGATTTCGGCACCGCCATCATCCAATCCGCGCTCGGCAGATCGGGAAAGCCTTGAAAGTTCAGCAAGTTGTTGAATTTCAACCGGCAGGTCGCTTGGCGTTTGTCGCATCCAGCGATCAGTCGAAGCTGTTGCCCGGTGGCGACAATACCGCGTATCGGCTCCCACAGTTCGACCTCGCGCTGACCGTTTAACACGCGGTCGTGTTTGATGATCCCCCACAGCCCTGTCGCAGGGCCGTCTAGCACCTCAAGCCGCCCTCGCGCGAACCACCCATCCTCAAACCCGCCGATGCCATCCCAGCGAAACACCCGCCCGTCGTCCTGGTCCTCGGCGGCCAAGGTGACCGCATAGCCCGCAGTCGCTAGATCGAACCCACAGGCCGCATTCCCCAGCACCGCCGTGCAGGGCTTCTGAAACACCCGCCCCATAGGCCGGTTCAGCGCCTCGGTCAGCCCGCGCAGCTCCGCCCGAAAGGCCCCACCGGCGCGCTGCATCTCACCGATACTGCCGCGAAAGATCACGCATCGCGCGGTCACATCGGCCCAGTTCACCCGCCAGCACCGCACGTCCGCCCCATCAAAGCGCCCCTGCTCGATCTCGTCTTCGCGGATTGCGTCATCGCTCAGCGCGCCCAGCGCCTCTGTATTATCCACCGACAACCCCGTGCTCTGCGCCAAAGCCCGCGCGCTAAGCCCGCTGTCTGCCCGAAATTCCAGCCCGTCAAAGGCCAGCGGCCGGTCGTGATCGGTGAAAGCCAAAGTCACACCGTCCCGCCGCTGGATCGCCCAAGCATAGCACAGCGTCGTTAGACCCGTCCGCGCATGGGTCAACAACGCGCTCTTATCCGCGCCGCTCATACCCGCACCTCGATCACGGGCACATCAGGCACCTGCCCCGCTTGAAAGCTTGCGACACTAACCAGAATGCGGTCCGTGTCAAACCGCACGGGCACGTCGAATTCATAGCCGGCAGAGACCTGCATATCGATGTCCGGCGCATGGACAAATTGAATGACCCCGGTGCTTAGATCGACGTGATAATCGCTCCCCTCTTGTAGGGCATCCTGCTCTATCCCCACCCGCACCGTTCCGGCAACCGGCTTGGTGATTGGCCGCAGATAGCTGTGTCCACCAGAGGCATAGGTCTTCACCAACTGGTATTCCGTCTTCACACCATCCCCGTACCCGAGGTTCTGATCCTCGAACGCGACACCGACAGAAGAAGCACAGGATTTAAAGTCAGCCCAGTCCTTCCAGCGAAACCCGTACATCTGTCCCATACGTGCTTCAAAGAACCCCGTAAGCGCCTGGACATCATCGATAGACCGCATACCTAACCCCGCATCATAGACACGACGGGAATGGGCCCAGGGCGTGTTGCGTTCCTCGTACCCGTTGGCAAGGGTCACAACATCTGTACGTCGTTGTGGCCCCCCTAAAGATCCAAAGCTAAGGCCGGGCGGAAATCTGACATCGTGGAAATTCATAGGTTTGCTCCCTTAGCGGTTTCGATTGCCACTGCTTAATGCACGGCTCAGCTGAGCGGCGATCTGGCTTTGACTGCGTTGGAACCCCTGCACATCGGGGGTGGCGATATTCATGACCACGGTCGTCCCTCCGCCTCCGCCACCTTTGACACCCAGCTTGCCGTCCGGCCCCCGTGCCAGTGGCATGATTGCTTCCGGCCCCGCTTCGCCCATCAGCCCCATCCCCCCGCGCATGCCAAAACCCGTGGCGGTGCTGACAATTCCCCCTTGGGCAAAGGGCATCACCCGCCCCTGCGAGAACGGCGCTCCGTCCGCAAAGGGCAATATCCCCTGCATCAGCGATCCCACCCCCTGACTGATCAGCCCCCCCACATGATCTGTGACCGGTTTCATCGCCGCGCTATAGGTCGTGCTCACCATGGACCGCGCCACCGTCGACAAAGCGTCGGACAGCTTCATCCCGTCAAAGGCAACGCCGTCAAATGCCTTGCGCAAGCCGCGGCTCAGCCCTTTCTCCAGCGTGGCGACATCCTTGCCCGTCGCGGCCAAAGCACTCCGCATGCGCCGCAGCTCGGTATCGAAACCGGCAACCAGCGACTGAGTTAGGTCAAGCGTGCCGTTCAACCGTTCCGCTCCGTCCTCCAGTGCGTCGAATGTATCATCCTGTGCCATCAGTCTTCCTCTCTCTCCCTATCGGGATAAGCCGCCATCAAGGCCGCCAGCCCATCCCCCAGCAGCGGTGCCTGCGCCGTCTCACCCCCCAGCATCAGCTGAAGCTCTGCAGGGGTCAGCGCCCAAAAAGCATCGGGCGTGAGACGCAAGCCTCTCAGCCCCACGCGCATCAAGGCGGGCCAGTCCATGCCCTGCGCTGTCTCTATCCCCGCATTCACAGCCCTACGCTCATACCGGCACCACAAACGCGCGCGCCAAAAGCTCTGCCGCCGCTTGTGCAGCGATCACCGGTCCGCCCTCGATCTCGGCCTGTGCCAGCGTCTCGGCGCTGACCTCGGTCCCCCCTGCACGCAGCCCTGCGGCAAGCAGCAACAGCACGTCCCGACTGCTGAACCCGTTCCCCTCGAAACGTTCGACCAAAGCCACCAGTGACGGCTCTTCCAGCGCATCCTCCAGCTCGGCCAATGCACCCAAGGTCAACCGCGCCACGCGCCGCTGCCCGTTCACCACCAGCACCACATCTCCTCGCCACCGGTTCACCATCCCCTAGTTCCCACCCTGCGGTGCATCATCAGTATCGGCGGTAAAGCTCAATTGCCCCGCCGATTGCAGGCTCAGCTCATAGGTCGCCTCCCCATTGAGCGACCCGCCGTATTCGATCGCGGCCACCTGAAACGGGCCCTCGATGATACCGAAACTGGGGATCACGATCTGAAAGTCCGGCGTCAGCCCGTCAAAGAACAGCTGCCGCGCCCGTTCGTCCGTACCGGCATCGCGAAACACGCCCGACCCGCTAATCGCCGCAGATCGCACACCGGCCCCCGCCAGCAGCTCTCGCCACCCCCCGTCACTATCAAGCGAGGTCACCTCCACTGGCTCCGCATTGAAACTCACCCGCGTCGCACGCAGGCCGGCGATCGTCTCGAACTGACCATCGCTTGTCATGTCCACCTTAACCAAAAGGTCTTTTCCCGCTTGAACAGCCATATCCACTCTCCTGATAATTTCCTG